ATCATTTACCCTTCATATTTTTCAGTTTATTGATGGCTGTCTGAGTATTATCTTTTTTACTGGTTGTATTACCCAGTTCTTTATTACTCTTGCTCATACTATCTGTAGATACACCTAAAACTATCTTTTTATCGTTTATATCTATTTTTACAGACTTTGGGTCTTCTTTATTATTTTTATCAAAAAAACTTTTAGGTTTCTGAGAATTATCTATATTATTCTTATTTAAGATATATTTTTCAAATAATATACCAAATGTAAACATAAGAAACAATAGTATAAATACCATCATTTGTTCTAACATATTATATCTCCTATAAATATTTTATAATTATATAATACACTATTTCAATAACTTGCTAATTAATTCTAAATCATCATAAGTATCTACCTGAAAACTCCTACGTATTGGCATCTCAACTATGCCAGTATTCCCATGATACCTAAGATTATTTTTTAGCAAGCTATCTTTAGTTGTTATATATAAAGCCCCATTCTCTACCCAATTTTCTTTACATTGTTGTCTCATTGGTCTAGCATGAGGATTCCAGCCATCTGGTTTACCTTCTATTGTCCATCGAGGAATCCAATGTTCTTTATACGCACTGAATACGGAGTCATATTGACCCATCATCTCTATACCCTTATTTATATCTTCTGGTAGTAATAGGGGAGATGTTGGCTGAATAAAAACTAATATATCAAATGCAAAAATTCTACAAAAATGTATCAATGCATCTTCACTTTTGCTTGTATCACCTGATATACTATCTGGCCTAATAACTACTTTGGCTCCAGCATTTCTTGCGCATGACATAATATCTTCATCATTGGTACTAATAAATACATCGTTAGCTTTAGATTTCTGAGCAGCTTCTATCGTGTATTGTATTAGAGGTTTACCATTGATATCAATAATATTTTTTTTTGGTATACCCTTGCTTCCACCTCTGGCGAGTATGACTGTTTTTATTTTCATTATTCTGATTTATAAGTGATGTCTTTATTTAATGTAGATATATATTTTTGCATTCGTGGTCTATTCCACCAAAGATCATTATTTTTATTAATATCTTTAAGTAAAAAATGTAAGTCTTTATTAGTAAAATATTTATTAAAATTATTTAATAATGATATCTCAGGCACTTTAGAAAAATTAATATCATCAATTTCCCATAATTTAATCATCATATCTATTGGTCCACATTGCATGTAATCAATCATATAGCAATCAAAATTATCTATTTTTTTATAACAATGCCTTCCTATAAAATTCAATTTATCAAAATTTATTATATCAATAAGCTTATCTGGATTAGTCGCATAAAGATCGCTCCTTAACTTAATGCATTTGTTAAACCCTAAGTTTTTTGCGATATATAGTCCGTTTAAAGTGCTAATTTTTTGTAAATTTATATTATGATGACCAAAAACACGAGGGATTTTACTAAAAATAACAGTATCTTCTTTAGTATATTTATCTCTTTTTATATCATTTATCCAAGTGGAAAAAATTAAATTATGATTTTTCCAACAATCTCTATGTCTTTTAATATTATCACTAGGACCTTGTACAATAATACATATATCTTCGTTATTCATATAAAAAAACCTAAATAATCAGAACATATTCCGTAAACTTTTTTATTTTCTATAACTCGCTTAGTTTCTTTCTTGCTCTCACAAACTATAACACTATTACTAGTTATGTTTTTTCCTGGGTACGTCCAAATAAATTTTTTTGAAGTTAAAGTGAAATCATCTGTCTGATGCCAGAAATAATTTAAATTTTCATATTGTTGCATAAATCTTATGGCCTCTAAATTTTTACAATGTAGCCATAATGACTCTTTATGATTAATTAAAAACATATCGCTAATTTCATATAACGGTTTATCATGGCCTAAGTATAATATATTATTTATTAATCTTAAATCTATTTCTACGTCGTAGCCTTGCTTTATACAAAAAGCAACTTGATCAGGGTGATTTTCTTTTTTTGACATACCATGAGTATTTCCTCTGTGACTTATATATTTCATTTACTTCTTTCATGCAAGATAAAATCTTTATAATATATTGTTTTAATTTTTTCAATATTATCATTTGATATTAGAATATTTTCTGAAGATGACATATTAAGTTTAGGCATATTTCGATATACGTTAGAAATATTTTCAATATTAATAATTAATTGTTTTTTAAAAAACCAAAAAATATCGGGAATAAAATCACTTTGAAGAAAAAAATGATGAGGTTCTGATATAAAATTTAATTTAGAAAAATTATTTAATACTATATCACCTATATCTTCGATTATATTAATTTCATTATGTTTTATTTTAATAATATTCTTAAGCCATTCATGCCCATATTGTTTTCTTGTTCCATTCACAAAATAATGAGATAATAAAGATTTGAATCTTTTAATAGGATCTCTCGTTATGATCATACCTTCGTTATATATAGATAAATTTTGTTTTAATATCGGTATCTTATTTTTAAAATATTTCTTACATACGAAACTAGCATTTTTAGGCACTTCTACCCAAAGTGTTTTTGTTTGAAAACTTTTACATAAACTCATATCCCATAGATACGTAAACTTGTTGCAGTAGGTGCAATTACATGAATTTAGATTTTTTATATCTGTACTTTTAATCATTTGCCTGCTTGCGATCTATAAAATTATTTAAGTCTTCTGGAGTGCCTATTCCCCACATTTTATCTACATGAAAAATAGATATTTTTTTATTATCAGCTATTGCTTCATTAAATACAGGACATACATAAAATTCATTATTATATCTTTTATTTAACTTAATCATTTGCTTAGCGTATTTAACATAATCTGAACCCTTTTTCCAATAGTAAACTCCTACTGTTGCTATATTTGATATTGGGTTTTTTTCTGCTACTTCATTTACAAAACCAGTTTCTTTATCTATCTTAACAAAAGACCATTTAGGATGTGTTGATTCAAATGTTAATATGCCAGCATCTACATTTTGTTCTTGCATTTTATACATAAATTTGCTTGTATTCCATTCCACATATTGATCAGAGTTAGCTATAATTAGAGGATTGTCATTATCTATTTCTTTTTCTGCTAACAATGTGGTACACGCTGCCCCATCAGTGATACCATCAACTTCTATAACCTTAGGATTTTTTGTAATAATACTTAATAATGAATCTAAATTATATTTTAGTCTATGATTTTTTTGAACAATAAATATATGATTTGCTTTAAAGTTTAAATTATCTACAACTAACTGTATCATTGGCTTATTGTCTATTTCTATTAGAGGTTTAGGGAAGGTATAGCCTGCTTGATCAAACCTACTACCTGCACCAGCCATAGGGATTAAAACATTTAGATTAGTATCTTCCCATTTTATATTCTGTTTCATGATTGTATTCTCCGTTTTAATTTTTTTTGAAATATTTTCTATTGTAACTTCATCAGGGCTAGATACGCGGTATACATTAGCTCCAGAAATTTCAGCAGCTTTTAATCCATTAGGGGAGTCTTCAACAATTAGGGTTTCATTTGGTACAGTTTTGAGGATTGACATAGCTTTCCAATAAATTTCAGGATGAGGCTTGGATGTGGATACATCTTCATTTGTTAAAATTAAATCAAAATACTCGATAACACCAATTTTTGATAGCATAGTATATACTGATCTTCTAATAGAATTAGAGCAACATGATATTTTATAATTTTGAGATAAATAATAAAAAACTTCAACTAACCTATTATCTTTATGTAAAGACTCGAATTTTTGCAAAGTTATACGTTGTTTAAGATCCCATATTTTTGTATGTAAATTTACTGTTAGTCCTCTGTTTTCTGTAAGTAGTTTTAATTTTTCATAAGTTTTCAATCCATCATATTTTCTATAATGATCTTGTTTTGATATAATATATTGCTCACCAGCTATGGTATATAAGGCTTCATTCAAAGCATCATAATGCATGTCCTTAGCTTTTACTAAAACCCCATCTAAGTCGAAAATAATATGCTTAATCATTATAATTTTTTCTTTAGTATATTTAATATTTTATCGCAAGAGTTGCCATCACCATATGGGCAAGATTCATTTACTATTTCTATTTTGGTGTTTTTAAAAATTTTATACAAATCCTTTGGAGATTGACACAGTGTAGAGAACGTCCCAAGACCTTCTTTTCTTTCAGTTGTTGTCCGACAAACTATACTCTTTTTTTGCAAAAATGAAGACTCTTCTTGAAGGCCCCCGCTATCAGTTATTAATATACTACATTTAGCAATTATATCTATACATTTATTATAAGACAAAGGATCTATTACTTTAACGTTTTTGAATACATATTTATATTTTTGTATTTTATTATTTGGATGCATAGGAAAAATAAATTCTAAATTTTTATACATAGTTGCTATGTCCTCAATAGCTACAAACCAGTCTTTAATTATTTTTAAATTTTCTCTCCTATGTAATGTTATTAAAACCTTGTTTTCTAAAGTTGGTTGAATATTTTTTAAATTATCTAAAACTGTGTTACCAACTAAATAAGTTTCGCCAGAATGATAAGACTTTATATTATTTAAATTTTCTTGAGTTGGGCATAGATGTATATCTGCCATATTGCTAATAGCAATTCTATTAAACTCTTCTGGATAGGGATGATTAATATTTCCTGATCTAAGTCCAGCTTCTAAATGTATAATTGGTATTTGTCTATGAAATGAGGATAAAGCTACAGCAAAAGCAGAGGTTGTATCTCCTTGAATTAATGTATGTGTAACATTGTGAAAAATTGGATTAATCTTACTTAGTATAGAAGATATTATTGAATCCAACCTGTTTGCTGAATTATCTATATTAATATATATGGGGTTATATTCAGTAATAAATTTATCTATTAACTCGTTATGTTGCTTAATATATAATAGTTTATAATCAATATTATTTTTTATTTTTTCAATTAATGGTTTAATTTTTATCCATTCTGGTCTTGTCCCGAAAGCTATTAATAGCATAATTTTAAACCTTTATTCTATATTTTTTACTGTATTCCACCCGTTATCAATAGCATGTTCTACGCAAAGATTTCTTTGACTAAAAAAGGTCTTGTGAGACACTACTGTATTTTTACTAGTTGCAACTCTGTCTCCACCCAGCTTAATAGGTTCCAAAGATCCATGCAGAGACTTATCATTTTTAGGATGAGGAGGGCAGTAAGTATTAATTTTACCAAATTTTTGAGCCAAATATGAAAACTGTATATCTTCTCCGTTATCTAACATAAAAGGTTTTTCAAACCACATATATTTCAACCATTCACTTTTAAAAAACCATGCATGACCTACTAAATCAACTCTTTGTATCTCCGTATTCAAACTGGGCCACCCAGCTCTAGTATGATTTCTATATACTCTAGAATTTAAAATTACACCAGCAGATCCTAATATACCGTTACATTGATTTATAGAACTTAAACAATTTTCAAACCATCTTTTTCCAGGAATTGTGTCATCATCAAATACTGCTATATAATCACTTTGTGATAAGAGGGCAGCAGAAAACCTACCATAAAACTTCCAATTAAAATTATTATCAAATGTTTTATCAACATCAAAACTCTTTAAGTCTACTTGCTCATTATCCTGATGTAGATTTCTCCATAACCAAATATCTGTTGTTTTAATTGTTTGATTCCTAATTGATTCTATTTGTTTTTTAAGATTTTGAGGTCTTCTGTATAAATTTAATATAGTTGTTATAGTCATAAGCTTTTGTATATTTCTATATATTCTTCTGCAATATCAATTGGATTCCAGTATTTCTTCATCCACTCTCTAGAATTAACTCCTTTTTGCATAATATAATCTATACCTTTATTTTCAACCAAGTTTATTAATACGTTCTCTAGCTCTTGTATTGAACACGACAGGAATGGGTGTCCATCCGACTTGGCTACATTTTTTATTACCTTATCAACCCCATCGCTTATTTTACATATAGTCAAACACCCCAAGGATAAACCCTCTAATCCAGATCTATGATATGATCCTGTCATCACTTCGTCTATAATTATATTGCATAAAGATTTTCTCTGCCTACACTCTCTGTAACCGATTCCATGAATCACATCTATATCAATTTTTTCTTTGTATTTTTCTTTAAGTTTTTGCAAAATTGTCGTTGTTTGCCTGTACCCTTTATTATACCATCCTCTATCTTTTTTATTAGATGGTGAATATCCTATTTTTATTTTCTTGTCGTAATATTTTGGAATATTCATGTCTTCCCAGAGGTCTATTGGATTTCTAACTATTGTACAGTTTTTATATTCTGGTAGTGTGGCATGATACTGTGCTATTACGGCTTTGGGTATTGCAACGCTTAGATCAACCCTAAATGGTTCGCTGTGATATTGAATAAGTCTTGGTAATTTACTGCTATTAAACATATTTCTATTATGTAAATGAATGATATCTAAATATTGTAATAAATTAGTTTTTTCACTTGCATAACCATAACCAAATACACTAGCTTCATGATCTGTATATTTATTTATAATATTAGAAATAGCTTCTGGAGCATTAGACAACCCTGTTTGTTTATAGTGTGCTATTTTCATTTTTTTGTTTTTGAAAAAAATATACAGTATCTATGGAATCTACTAGAGTAAAACCATAGCTTTTAATCTTATTGATACACTTTTCTTTAAATTTTTTATCTTTCATTAAAAACTGATGTATTTCTATAAGTATCTTGTTACAATTTTGTATCACATGAGCGTTTTCCTCTAAAAAAATTAACTCACCACCTTCACAATCTATATTCATGCAGTTAATATTTTCTATATTTTTTATACTACTTAATTTAATACATTCTAAATTATAATCTCTTCTGGTTTTTGCGAAATTTCTACCATTATCAACTCGATCAGCTGACCCAGCAACTATCAAATTATAAGTCTGAAAATTAACTATATCTAATGTTTGCGAAATATAACCAAATACCAAGTCTACATTTTTTATATTGTTCTCTTGCATTGTCTTCTGTAATGACTCTTTGAGTTCTGGATTGGCTTCCACAGATATGACATGCTTACATTTTCTTGATAATCTTAGAGTAGTAATACCTAAACATGATCCAATCTCTAAAACATTATCCTTTTTATTTAAATATTTATTAATTAAACATAATTCTGTTTTTTCATATATTTTATTACGAAATCTTTGCATTAGTTCTGGTATGCAATATCTCTTTGGTATAAATATTTTATTATTTAGATAATTCACGGATTGTATATCTTTTTGTTTTCTTAAACTTTCTCTTTTGATTTTTTCCCCATCTAGTAAAATCCTCGAAGCTGCTGGCTGGCTCATACTAGATTCAACATCTCTAATACCTTTTACTAATTTAAATAATCCAGCAGGCTCAAGACTCGATAAATGGTCACTACCCCACATATTATGATTAAGAGTAATGTGCCTTTCGACCCATTCAGCACCTAGAGCCACTGAAGCAAAAGTAGATACTAAGCCATACTCATGACCACTATAGCCTATCTGTCTTGTAGGCCATCTTTTTTTCAGCCATTTGATATAGTTAAGATTAATTTCATTTACTGGACAAGGATACGTGCTATTTGTATGCATAACGACATCAGCATCGCACGAGTATATACAGTCTTCTATTTCTTTTTCTGTACTCATACCAGTAGATATTATTAAAGTATTAAACTTTTTTTTAGAATGAACACAAAGATCCCTATCTGTAATAACAGCAGAAGGTATTTTTGCAATATTTACATATTTGCTCATTAAATCTGCACTAGGAATATCCCAAACACTAGCAAACATTTTAATATTTTGGCTTTTAGCATAGTCTATCAATTCAACAATTTGCTCTTCATTAAATTCAATTTTTTCTTTATACTCAAGATATGTCATATCCCCCCAAGGTGTTGATCGCATCTTGGTCTTTTGGTCTTCTGGAACACAAATGCTTGGCGTTCTTTTTTGAATTTTTACATAATCACAGCCAGAAGCACTAGATATATTAATGAGTTTTTTACAGGTGTCGATAGAGCCATTGTGGTTGATCCCTATTTCCGCTATAATCTTGGTTTTCAATAGTAAATTCCTTCTCCTTACAAGATAATATCACTATATTATACACCTATTTTAATTCGATCAAGTCATTTATGTATTATAATATTTATTCTATTTTTTTAAGTTCATGTTTTATTTTATTATCTCGATCTAATAAAAAATCTCCTAAATAAACTTGATTATTTTGCGGATATAATAGAGAAGTTGGTTTTCTGTTTTCGTCAAATAAAGTAATGATATCTTCTTTACTTCTTTCCCAATATCTTTCATTAGTATTATTGTATATATCTATAGTCCCATCCTTATTTAATTGCATATTGCCATGAAACTTTCTTTCCAATGTAGACGTATTAATACTGTAAAACTCCCACAAGTGTATAGTTTTATTGTCAATATCCCCAAAATCTGTTTTAAAAACTTTATCTTTGTTCTCCTGCATCTTTGTTAAAAAGTCTTTATAGTTTTCCCAAGAATCTATAATATAGTGTATGTGAGTAAGTCTACCTTTAGGATTAATAGCAGAGTAATCTTCATATATATCATTGGAACTATCAAAAAATGTACTTTCGACTATAGGCACTTTACATATTTTTGCTAAGACAGACGCTCCATTATCGGTCCACGAAACCTTATACTTATGTGTCAGCTTTAAATATTGTTCGGTTCTGTTACATAGTTTAATTTTTTGAACAGCACTCATTGAGTAAAGTGTAGCCTCCCAACTATGTACGAACATTGGCGGACCTTGATGACCATTTAGATCTGATCTACCAAAAAAGATATTTCTCATTTTCATATCTCTTAAAATCATTTGTTGCTTAATACACATATCTCCAGTTCTTCCGGATATTAAACATATCGGATCATTATAGTCATAGAAATCTGATAGTAGTTCATATGTTCTATCTATATCCGTACTAGAATCATCATCAACCTGAAAAATCCATTTATAATTAATCGGATTTTTATATATATAATTTACAAATCTTAGAGATGTAGGAGCGTCGTTACCACAGTCCGACCATTCATAATCATAATTACTACATAAAGACTTTATAAAGTCTGGCTCAGGACCATCCGCTAGAAATAATAGTTTAAAGCTAATATTATTATGGTTAGTGAATTTTAAACCATAAATCTCTATAAAATTTTTAATTCTTTTTAAGAATTTTTCTTGCCTTGGAGATGATAATACAGCTATGATAAAATCATATTTCATTTAAAATACTCATTAGAATTTATATTTTTGTCATCTATAAAGATATCGTATACTGGTTTACCAAAAAGCATTTGACTATACTTAACAAGCCATCTATTGAATTGTTCAATTGTAACGGCCCTCCAATCAATACCGCTTTTAGTGCCTCTAGCAGTCCAATAAATAATTGTGTGGCCTTGATTATACAGATCATTCATTTTGGCTATTCTATCATAAATTGGCGTGGCTTCAGAATAGTCCTGACTATCTGTAGGTAGTTTACAAATTGTATCATCTATATCTATATATATTATCATAAGTCTACAGCTTTCATCCCTTCATCATATGTTAAAAACGCCGCTATTGTATATCTAGAGCCTTTAGTTATTTTTGTTACCCCATGAAGACAATCCATACTGCCAAGATGAATCGCAGTATGACCTTTTTTGGGCTTAATTTCTATATTTCTTTCTGGATAATAAAGCAAACCGCCTTCAAAATCTTCGTTTAAAAATGTTACTATACCAAAATCCCTCCAAGGATAGTCATGAGGAGGACATCCCGGCGGATTTTCAGCATCGGCATGTGGCTGTAAATCATAACCTTCGGGCCATCTAGCGATGCTAAAATGCTCACAAAAAACTTTCTTGCTGGTTAAATTCTCTAACTTGTCTACTACAGATTTAAGAGACTCTAGCATAACATTCTGAACTTCCGGGTTTTTTACTTGGTGATAGAATAAAGTTCTACCTTGCCAGTAGTTTTGCTCACTTAATTCTCCAAAATCTTTTGAATTATTATCTAAGTAATCTATAATTAAATTTATATCTTCTTGATTTGTTATATTTTCAAAGACCATAGGAAATGTCATGACTATGTATCCTCCTTAATTATCTAAATGTGTTTGGTGATCTTTAAATTTATTGCCATATACATCCTCACCATTATGATATCTACGACCATTACCGTTTTTTTTGTATTTATCTAAATTACCTCTCTCATCCCCATGCTCTAATCCACATTTCATTTCTGCTTCAAGTTGTTCATTTGATAATATGTCTGCTGAATCTTTTATTTCAAACTTATCTATAAAATGTCTAGGATATGGTATAACACAACCTACTATATCTCCTTTAGATATTCTTATCTTATGATTAGGTCTAGTAATTCTAATATTATATGTAAAATCTCTTCTAAGATTATCTGTTTCAACTACTCCCGTCATGTGATATAAGCCGTCAATAAAAGTATTAGGAGGATTGATGGTCATTAAATTAACGCCATCTGGAGTACGCAAAGAGAATGTTGTTTGTATCGTAATTGTACCCATGCCGAAATGACTGCTGATAGATTGTAATATTTTATTTTTTTTAAAATCTTCAGGATCTAAATAAGTTACTTCTACATCGCTAGGACTATCTCCACCATTCCATATAACTTCTATATCATGTATGCTTTTTAATATAAAACCATGCTGATTGCCCATAACTAAAGGTAAACAAAAATACGCATGTTTAACAAACCAATCACGTTTAAAATCCCCTTTAAGAGAAGCATATAATTTATCAATATTCTCTTTAGTTTGAAACTCACGGGCATGTGCTATTAAACCTATTGTATTTTCTTTTATTAATTTGCTCATTCCAATCTCATTATTCTGTTCACTGGTATAGTTTTAGTATTTACTTCTTCCTTGTATCTTTCTTTCATCCATTTAGTTTTCAGTCTATCTGGAACCATCATAAACCCAAAATAAGCAAGATAATGTAAAATACTGGCTTTGGTATAAAAACTCAATACATCGTTTTCGTCTAATGATATTTCAGAAGCACCACTACCATATATAATATCTGGGCCATGAATATCATCAAGTTCTACTCCAGAGTTATTTAAAACCATTAACATAGAATATTGGTCTGATAAATGATCAAACCATTTGTAATCTTTTTCGTTTAGTACTTCTTTTGCTTTTTTTAATAGTTTTTTTCTTTCTATCTTAATCTTATTGCTAAAATCTTTAATTTTTTCGTGATATATTTTACTGGGTAAGATAATTTGGCCCCCATTGATTCCGTTACCTCCTAAGACCTTTTTAATTGTTTCGTCGCTCCCCTCGCCTATTACATAAGCACAATCATTTCTATTATATTTATTAAACATATACGCTGGATTTTTAGTAAAGATAATATCACTATCTATAACAAATACTTTATCATAGTCAAAATTTGCAAAGAGATGATCCATAGTATTCCATTTAAAAAAGAAGACATCGCTATTCGTCTCTCTGTTAAAATCAAACTCTATAAAATTAACATCTGGAAAATCTAAAAATAAATTTTCATCACCTTCAAAAACTTTAGTGCTTTTTAAATCATTTTTTTGTTTATTATAATATACAACTATATCGAATTGTTTTTCTGTTTTATATGAAGTTTTATATAGTGTTTCTAAAGCATAATAAAGCATACAATAATATTTCATATTATTATCATTATAATCATCAAGAAATAATGCGAAAACGATTGCTCTTGTCTCAACTACATCTCCCACTACTTCACTTGGGTCTTTAACAAATAAGTTTTGCCAATATTTATTCGGATTATTAATTTTATTTATTTTCAATTTCCAATTTTTAGCGCATTCTATTAATTCATTGTTTCTTAAATATTTAGGGAGCATGAAACAGGAATGACCAGCAGAATAGTGTACGATACACGTTTTAATATTGTCTATTACGATATCATTATTTTTAACAGAGACATCATAAACTGTATTATCTGACTCTAAATTAGAACGAGATGGCGTAGTAAAATCTTCTACTTCTAAATCTCCAAAGTCTTTACTATTTTTAGTTAATATATTTTGACCACAATATTGCTCATTAAAGAATGTAAAATTATTATATTTATCAAGAGTAATTTCTTTTTTATTTAATAACTTTTTTGCTGCTTTATTGAGTCTAATTCTTTCTTTAACAACATCTTTATAGAAATTATTTGCATCTTTATGAAACTTTTTAGGTATTAATAGTTGACCGCTACCCATAGGTGATAATGTGGGGCACACCTGTGTTGCTGTATCATCCCAAAGACCATAACCATATATTTTTTTATTATCATATTTATTAAAAATATAATTTGGATTTTTATAGAAAATAACGTCACTGTCTATTAAGAAAATCTTATCGTAGTCATACTTGAATACATTTTCTAGATTATGCCATTTACTCATCCAAGGAGTATTGACACCATTAGGGTCTGTTTCTATTGTGTACTTTTTATCATAAGTGCTTTCTATTAATATAAATCTATTTTTAAATTCATTATATATACTATATTCTTCTAAGTATTTATATTTTTTAAAATCAGGAAATGTATAATATACTCTAACATCAAATGACTCATCATATAAATCATCTAATGTTTTTAATGCATAGTAAAGCATTGCGTAGTATGTTGAATTTTGATTTAAGCAACATATCGAAAAATACAAACAGTTATTATTCATATTCTTTATTATCCTTATAAAATTTATGAATAAATTTTTCTTTATATAGTTTATCAATATCAATATCAACTGAAGATATTTCTTTTAATTTATTTTTTAATATTTTTGTATGCTTTCTTTGTGTAGATACAGCATCCTGTCTTATCCTTTGTCTTTGCTCTAAGGTGGGATAATTAAGTAGCCATTTTCCTACACATTCGGCTACACTTTCTGGGCTATCGTCTGCTATCAAACAGTTAGTACTTGTAAAAAAAGTATCTCTACCACCTTTTGATTTAGTAGAGACTATAGGTAATCCGCATAATAAATATTCTATACTACTATACATCGCTCCTTCGCTACTAGAGAGACATAACCCCACCCGTGATCTGTTTAATACATCGTTAACTTGATTCTTATTTATCAAGTTATGATATAAAGTAAAAGGATTATTCTGATTAGCCATTAATAACATATGACCCTTTTTAGTGTATGGATGAGGCAATCTATTTTCTGAAGTTAAATATAGAATGTTGCTCAAATTATAAGAAAGATGATGTCTTTTGTATGGACACATTCTGGCTGTATATACACAATCCCACATTTTATCACAAGACTGTATATTAAAAATTTTCCTACTTACGGTGGCATTGTGATTACATAATATTCCAGAGAATCTACTGCCATATTCTTTTGGTATCCTATTTAATGTTTCAATATCATTACAGCATATAACTATATTAAGATCAGTAGTCTCTCCTAATATCTGATTAATTTGAGGTTTGAGTGCCTTCCAAGACGCATCATTCAATGTGCGATATTGCCATAAAAATAATGTATAAGGATTGTCTTGGTTTTTAATGTACCTTATTGTATTGCTTAATAAATTTTTATTTTTAGGATTCAGAGGTATATTTTTTTTATCTTTTAGTATTCCTGTCGTACCAAATAATACGTTTATCTCTGGTATTTCAAACAATTTATTCAATTTATGCCTCCACAATTTTCTCTAATGATATCATTAGACAAAAGTTCAGACCAATAAATTTCGTAGGCTACTGTTTCCTCAAGAGCCTCGAACATATGATATTCTTTAGGCTTAACAACAGACATTTGCTTTGATGCTATTATAGTTTCGTCTTTTAGGTCGTAATCATTTTTCCATATACTAATTTTTAAAGAGCCTTTTTCTATAAAGAATGCATTATACTTATTATCATGCTTATGTTTAGAACAGTAACCTCCTTTATTAACTTCTATACGATGAATTTCAACATTATTTTTTAAAAAAAGTTGTTGAGTTAAACCCCATATTTTCCCCTGAATATTCATTTATATAGCCTTTATATTTTTAGGTATATATTCGTAATTATATTTAATTAAAAGTTTTTTATATTTATTCATAAAATTTTCTACAGTTTTGGATTGTATATTTAAAGGATATAAACTATGCTTATTGATTTTATCTTTATGAATTACATTGTATCCTTTTAGTATTTGAGATAGATCTTGCTGCAAGTTTTCCTGCCTACCTATGAGCCAAGCATCTTTTGTATAACTATTAAAAAAAGTTTCCAAGAAATTAGAATGGTAGTTGGCGCATCTCTGCACCGTATCATTTAGATCGTCTTCATTTATACATTCATGCCAATGGCTCCAATTATTTTTACTTTCCCAATTATTCTTGGGTTTAGAGTTTTGACTATCTCTACAATTTGCATGTTTCCAGTGTCCCCATACTGAACAAACTAAAGAAAGGGGATGCCTAATAAAAGTAAAATATTTTTTACTAGTACTGGTTTTTTCCTTGACAACAAAATATGGATCGTGTTTTTCACAAATGTTTTTCCCATTACATTGGCGACTTAATATATTTTCAATATAAGTACCACCAGTTTTGGGCATATGTATAAATATCATATCATTTAGTTCAATAGCCATTATATATACTCGTAATTAAATCTTTCAAAATCCTCTGTGTAGTAATCATAAAGATTATTTTTCTGCTCTTTAGTTATATTAATATTTATTATCTGGGTCTCGTTTGTTTTTTTTATCTTAACAGGTATGCCTTTGTCTATTAGAAATCTTTTTACATCTAAATCATATTGTTCGAATTTTATGACATTATCTGCATGTTCTATACAGTTATAAGGATGGGTTATTGGTATAGCATGATGTTTAAAACTTTCAATTCTACCATATTCATTATCATATGCAAGGCTATCATCTTTTAAATAATTTATCGCAGTATCTATTGTTAAGTCTCTAATTTCCGGCGGGAACACGGTTGTTCCAAATTTAAACATTTTAAAAGCAGATAAAAACCTTTCTATCGGATGTCTGCAAAAACCTATCTTATTATAATTAATATATTCATTAGGTATATATCCTTTATACCTTTCTGTAAATTTTACACCTGAATATCTTCTAATAGATGATCCTCCACACTTCGGTATATGTATTATAATTAATTTATATTTATGGTTAATAAAATTACTCATATTACTAATTTAATAATTACACAATCATCATTTTTGGGTGTAGCATTTATAGCAGCAGGATTTATGAGATTATATATTCTATCATACCACCAATGCATATTTTTAATAGTTTTATGACAGTTGGTTTTATCTGGTAATAAGATAGTTGCCTCTCTAGTTGAAATAGCATGATACATAAATTTTGGTTTTAGATGTAACATTTCCTCAAATATATTATCTAGTTCATCTTCATATATATGTTCTAACAAATCGGTAGTAATAACTAAATCATATTTTTCTTTGGGTATTTTTTCTTTCCCAGGATAGCATGGGTCAAATTCATCAATTAATACATTTCGCTTTCTTAAACTTTTCGCTAAGGAACCAGTACCAGAGCCAAAATCTAAAACAGTTTGCGCTCCAGTTTGACGTATAAGGTTTAATATATCTTCAGCGTACTCTAAGCCAGTGTCTCCATAATTACGCTCCTGATGCAACTGCTTGTATAATTTAAGGTCTTTATAATGATATTTCATACTATTTCCTTAATATTTTGATATAATTTATTACCATCGTGGCATCCACTTTTTACTTCTTTTCTTCCACAAGGATATGGTTCCCTAGAACGCTTAAAACCTCGACCTTCGGATGATTGACCAGAGTGTAAATGTTTTGGTAATTCTCTACAGGGTGTTATATAAACATACCTACGAAAAAATTCTTTCCATTTTGATTGATTAAATTCATTAGGTTCCCTAGCCAACATAAAAAAATAACCAAGTATCTGTTCACATATTTCAACATCCAACTCTTTAAAGTTCTCTTTATGACAATATTCTATTATATTTTTTAACGCTTTGATCATATTTTTTTTAGAATCTAAAAATAAATGACCAGATAAACAAAAGGGGTGAATATTCCAAAAACCATTATCTGTTGTATGAAGTCTATTAGGGAATTTTATGAAATTATCTATCATTTTATCCAGATTAGGATATAATTCATCGCTTCTTGTTTTTAAAATATATTCATTTTTTGCAAGTAAAGAACCCTGTAATAATGTTTTTGTTATATAATATATACTACCATGATTAATAATATTTGACATATCATCAGGATAGTCGCTAGTGACTAATTTAAATTTTGCATTTTTTGATTTTTTGTTCAAAAGAAAATAGTTCTCGCCTGTTGACCACGTTGAGACTATAACTTCTCCAAAATCTTGGTAACAGTCTATAGCCTCATAGGTTCTTTCGTCCAGCGGCCCTTGTATGACTACCGATATATTTTCTCTCATGTCTCTTTGCCTAAAATCCTACCCTTTTGAGTTCTAATAACATAGCCCATACGAATCATATATGGTTCAATACTATTTTCAATAGTTTCCATAGCGATACCTGTCATACTAGATATAGCCTTTAATCCCAAAGGATTAATTCTATTTTTTTTCAAAATATTAAGATACATATTATCATTAGAGTCAAATCCGTTTGAGTCAATACCTTGTCTATTAAAAATTTTATCTATATTATCTTTATCTTTAGGATATGATGCTATATAATTTTTATACCATTGTAACCTTGCGTTAAGTATCCTTGGGGTTCCCTTACTTCGCTCGGCTATAGATATCATCTGACTATCACTCAAAGACAATCCTAATTTATCTGCATTCGACCTTGCTAGTTTTGCTAAGACAGTATTTTTATAAAAAGATAGATGTTCTTTCATAGTGAAGCGATCATAAAAAGGTTGACTTAAACTACCACCACTAGTCGTAGCGCCGACTAGAGTAAAGATCGGAAGATCAATGCTGTCAGGTTTATTTTGCACCAGCATATCTATCCTAAAATCTTCCATAACAGGATATAAAAATTCTTCTACTAATTTAGGAAGTCTGTGTATTTCATCAATAAATAAAACAGACCTTGGTTCTAGGTTCATTAGGTAGGGAATAATATTTTTTATACTTCTAACAGAAGCAGCATTAACAGTATATAGATTAACAGATAGTTCATTGGCTATAGCACTCGCTATAGTAGTCTTACCAAGGCCGGGAGGCCCGTCTATTAAAACATGAGGCATTACTTGACCTGATTCTTTACAGCCGTTAGACATTATTTTCAGACGGCCTATAGTATCTTCTTGACCCACAATATCGTTAAAATTGGTCGGCCTAATAGAATTATGCATGTTTTACTCCAATATTCTTTAATGCTGTTTTTACCAAAAGAGTCACTTCATTCGTTTGACAAATATGAAAAGACTTATCTATCAGTACCAATGCTTCTTGTTTTTCAAAACCATAACCAATCAATATATCACAACACTCTTTTTTTATATCCGCATCTAACAAGACAGATGGTTCAGATTCAGGAGGTGTTGTTTGTTTTATAAAAGTATTATTAGTTTTAGGCTGTTTTGTTTGTACTTTATTAACGCTTTGCGTATTGTCTTTTTTCTTAGCGTAAAGTATTTTAGTGTCTAAAATTCTTTTAGGCTTTATTATTATATCACAATCACACACGATTTTAAAATTACGAGAGCAAGCCTCTTTATGACTAATCCAATGCTCACAACCACATTTTGTACAAATATATTTATAATAAATATCTTTTGATACAGGTTTTAGAACTAAGCATTTACTTCTTTTTCTTTTTTCTTGTGTCTTCATCGTCATTTCCCTTAACCCAAAATACAAAATCATTTTTATCGCTGTCAAACGCTGATTCAACCAAGCCTTTATTAACTAAATCCCTAACTATATTAGATACCATTCTTTCAGATATATTAACTAGAATAACATCATAGTCGCCATCTTTAATAAACCAAGCCTTCTCACCCTCTCTTCTATGTAAAAATTCACCAAAGATTGTTTCAACTTCTTTGTAAGGTAGGAGTTTGTCCATTTCGCTATCATCTTCTTTGCTCGCTATTTTATCTACCTTGTCAAGAAAAGCATCATCATCTAATTTTACATTAGATTCATCGAAATTATAATATATGACTCTTCTACTAAAATTAATTAGTTTTTTAAGATTCATTATTTCTAACCAGCCCTCACTCATTTTTTCATCCTAGTTTAGATTATCGAACAAACCTTTATAATACATTGGCTGTTTAACAAAGTGTGCTGCATGACTAGATATATGGTTTTTATATTGTTGTTCTATTTTATTTACTACAAAATATTTTCTTTTCCATATCGCTTCATCATAATTATTATTACCTAAATATTCAAAATATTTGCTTGTCGGAATTTTGGATATATTATTTGATACAGGTTCTTTGGATGGTTTATAATTACCTAATAGCCATACATTATCTTTTTCATTTACTATATCTTTAATAGCCTCAGATAACCATATTTCCCACGAATCCCAGTCAAATTTAAAAGGTTTTGGAAATCCATGCTCATTATATTCATGGAATTGAGCGCCATCAGGATAATATTTGTATTCATCATCATCGTATTCATTATGTTCTGGGTCGTCGTACATAATATTCTCCAAAAAAAATCAGGGACTACAAGATATAACTGACTACTATATTATACCCCATAGTCCCATTAAGATCAACTAACACAGAACTCATAAGAGGATGTGGTGGGGTCGAACCACCTTAGCCCAAATTGCTCACCCATCCAATCACAGGAAATCACAGACTATTAAAATTCTTCGTCATCTTCATCTTCAAACTGATCCCAGTAGTCTTCATCATACTCATCATAAACTGTTGAGTATTCATCTTCGTCAACATAAGAGTCTGCCTCAAACTCAGCCTTATAAAGAGGCTTTGGCAATTCTCCTTGATAAAGACCGACTACCTCATATTTACAAGTGCGAAGTTTCTCACAGTTGCAGTCGCTAGGAACGCTCACAACATCTTCAGGATTGATTTTAACAATCACGATATTATCACCAGCATCTACATTACCATACTCTGCAACATAATTTAATGCTCCAGCATGAAGCCCAGCAGAACATCCTCTACCTCTATTGTCATCTACCTTTGCTCGACGCATTTCGCAGACTTGTCCAACCTTATTGTCGAATGTTCCTTTATACTTATCTTTAAAATTACTGTTGACTGCCTTGTATGCAAGGAAACATCCGTCTTCAGTGATAGGAAGATTCTCATGCTCCAAGAAATCATAAAGTTCTTGCTGGCTTTGCATACTTGGATTCTCCATAAGATTTTCCAAGAATTTTACAAGAGGCTCAAAGGGTAAGCCCTTACTCATAAATTCTATAATTCTCTTGCTGATGCTACCATGAACTTCTTCACCCTCAAACATCACCTTTCCATTTACGATTGATACTTGTCCGTCACTAAAACTAGCAACAGCCTTTTCAATGTCTACCAGTTCTAGCAACTCATCTTCTGTCGCAGTTGGTAGTGCTTCCAGAATCAACTTGTAATTAGTATGATCTGGAATTACTTGGTGAGCCTTATTCTTTAAGATCAC